ACACCTTTTCAAGAAGTTAAGAAATCAACAACAACCTTAATTGGTTTGATTTGGTTTGGAATTTTACTTTTAACTTGGTTTATTAGTAGCTTAGGGACTACGCACATGTTCCCAACACCAAGTCAAGTTTATTCCGGTTTTGTCGATTTGTATAATGCAGGTCTTGTTACACATATTTTCAGTTCAATGGCTTTGTGTTTTAAATCGGTATTTTATTCGGTTATTATTTCGCTATTGTTTTGTTATGCATCAACATTACCAATCTTAAAACCAGTATCGAATTTTATTTCAAAATTCAGGTATTTACCATTAACCGGAATTTCGTTTTACATATCAATATTGATTAACGATGCTAGGTCAATTCAAGTTTGGGTACTGGTTGTTTTTATGACAACGTTTCTTGTTACTTCATTGGCATCAATGGTCAAGGATATACCAAACGAAGAATTTGACCATGCGAGGTCATTGGGTTGTACTAGATGGGAAATTCTTTGGGAAGTCTTAATCAAGGGCCGTTTTGATTATGTCTTGGAATACATTCGACAAAATCTAGCAATTGTATGGATGATGTTGGTAACTGTTGAAGGTATCTTAGCATCCGCAGGTGGCCTTGGATTATTGATTAAGAATCATGATAAACTTGGTGATGCAGGAAAAGTTATTGCTTTACAAATAATCATCATACTTATTGGAATGAGTCTTGACTTTGTAATCACCAAAATCAGAAAAATTTCATTCAGATATTCAAACTTCTAAAATGTCATATAAAGAAACAAATACACTCGTATGTCTTGACAAGGTAAATCTTGGCTACGAAGATGATAGTGGGAAAATGAAAACAATCTTAAAGGATATTTCATTAACCATCAAGGATGTTGAACGTGATGGAATTGGGGCAACTGGTCAAACAATTGCTGTATTAGGTCGCTCTGGTCGTGGTAAATCAACATTATTCAAGGCTTTGGTTGGCTTATTAAAGCCGCTTTCAGGTAGACTCTTGATTACTGACCTAAGCACTGAACAAACAGATGATGCAAAGGATATTGACGAAGGTGATGTTGGTTTTGTTGACCAAAAGTACACCCTATTCCGTCACAAAACGATTTACCAAATCTTCCAGTATGCTTTGCGTAAGAGCAACCTCAGTAAAGCCGACAAGGATGCTCTTATCAATAAGTACCTTACTGAATGGGGCCTTGAGGAACACAAGAATAAATACTCTTGTGAACTTTCTGGTGGTCAACGTCAGCGCACAGCTATTATCGAACAGCTTCTAACATCTAAACACTTTATGGTTTTTGATGAACCTGCTTCTGGCTTGGATGTTGGAAATATTGAAAAGTTAAAACAATCCTTTGCAAAGATTTTAACCGATAATACCCTGAACACAATTATCTTCTCAACACATGATATAAAGCTTGCTGTTGAGCTAGCTGATAGCATTTATGTTATTGGCCATCCAGAAGAAACAACAGAATATAGCACTATTCTGAAACATTTTGACCTTAAGCAATTGGGTATTGCTTGGACCGAATACGGTGATGGTCATAGAGCAGTAGCAAACGAAATCAAAGAATTACTACTAAAATCATAGATAATTTTCATCGAAAATTTGCAAAATAAAGGAATTTGTCGTATATTTATATTTAATAACACTAAAACAAAACTTAACGATAAGAGGTTAATGAGAAATTTTATGATTGTTTTTGGGCTGATTTGTCTAAGCTCATGTAGCATTGGAACAAGCCAAAAAGACAGTAAATCTGACAGTACAGCAGTTTTTAATGCTGATACATTTAACGGTACACATGTTGATAGCGTTAAAATTGATTCAGTAAATGTGAAGTAATTGTATCTGGGGTAGCAATGCTACCCCAATGATACTTTATAAGAACGACAGTAGATTAGTATTGTGTCGTTGTAATTAAAAGCACCAATATGGATAGTGATGAACGAGGTGACACGAAAAAAAATAGGAACAGCATGTCTGGTGATAGCGAGTTTTCTGAACCCATTTGGGTACGACCTTTTGGTGTTCAAATTGACACAATTAACCAAGGACTATTGGACTACAATGCATATATTATATGTGTTTGCGGTCCTATTCTTTATATTATTCTTCATTTGCTATAAAATCAATCCAATCAAGAGCGTTTTCAGCAAAGCAAGAAGCATAACCAACAATATTAAATCCATTACCTATGGCCGAAAAGTTTGATGATTTATTTGAAGATTTCTTTAACAAAAAGAAACAAACAACACCTAATTTAAACGAGGAATTAAAGAAAATCATGGAGTCTATTAAGAAGTTTAAAAATGTAGACAACGAAGAAGACTTTGACAAAGTATTAGATACCGAGTTAGGTGAACCAACAATTATCGAGGAATACATTGAAGATGGGTTTTTGTTTAGAAAACATATATGGCAAACACCTCATGGACAATTTGTAAAACTTGTCATTTCAGAGGCCCCTGATTCTAATGTTGAAACAAATAAAACTGGTAACAAAACCCTTCAACAACAACTTGAAGACGCTGTTGCCGTTGAAGATTACGCATTGGCAATCAAGCTTAGAGATAAGATAAAAGCTGGTGGGGATAAAGTTTAAAAAAAAAACCAAAAAAAATTTGGTGATTTAAAAAATCCACCGTATATTTGCAATCTAACACTAAAACATGAAGACAATTTCAAAAGATGGTGAAATCCTAAGAGTTGATAATGAAACGGCTGATGTAAAGGTTAAGGGTGGTTGGAGTTTTATACCAAAATCTGAGTGGAAAGAAAAAGTGAGGAAACATAAAAAAGCCGATAAAGCTCAAGAGGTGGAAAAAACCACTGAAAAAAAGAAAGAAAAAAAGTGGTAAAATAATTTGACAATTCAGAAATCTTTTGTATATTTGCATATATTTATAAACAACGGGTAATACCAATTAAAAAAACAGTTATGAAAAAGTATACGACATATCAACCTAAACAGAAACCGCAAGGGGGCACACCTCTTAATGGACTGGGCATGTCGTATTCGGATATCATAGTTTAAGTAATTAATAAACGAAGAAATACACAAACTAACCCCCAGTTCATTTGAATCTGGGGGTTTTTCATTTGTATCGAGAAATAGTATAATGGTTAGTATCTGTGGTTTTAAAAATAGAGTAGTTGACTAATGGCTAGGTCCCTTGCTTTGGGAGCAAGTGTGTGCAGGTTCGAGTCCTGTCTACTCTACAGGCTAGACTGTTAGGATTTCATAGACTGACATGTAATCATGGAGCGTAGAAATTCAAAATCCTAGTTGTGGACGAGAGGTTTATGTCGCTGGTCTTGGAAACCAGCTGTTGCGCAAAGGTAGCGTGGCACAGGGGTTCGACTCCCCTCAACTAGACCTTGACTTTTTTGTACCTAGCGCATATTTATATAAAAATGTATAGATATGCCTAGAAAACAAAAAACAATTCATTACCTGTATAAAACAACGTGTCTCGTTACAGGTAGATACTATATCGGAATGCATAGCACGTGTAACCTTGAGGATGGTTACCTTGGAAGTGGAAAAAGATTGAGATATAGCATCAGGAAACATGGTAAAGAAAACCATGTTAAAGAGATATTAGAGTTCTTTGATTCGAGAGAATTATTGGTTGAAGGTGAAAAGCAGATTGTCAATTCTGAATTAATACAAGATGAAAATTGTATGAATTTAAAGGAAGGCGGAAATGGTGGGTTGACTAATGCTCGTCATCGTACTCATTTTGTTAAAGCTGGTATTGATAATTTTAATAAAACATCTGAAGTAAGGAGGAAAAAAATTTTTGAAATTCGTAATAATCCAGAAAAATTAAAATGGTATGGTAAAAAGGTTAGTAATGGATTATTAAAATATTATGAAACAAATACGAATGCATTTAAAAATAAAAAACATTCAGAAAAAACAAAAAAACTGATAAGCAAAATAAAAAGTGGAACGGGAATGAAAGAGAAAAATTCTCAATATGGTACTTGTTGGATAACAAATGGGGTTGAGAATAAAAAAATAAAGAAAGAAGAGATTATACC